CGTGATCTACACGTGATGAGAGATCCTGGATGGTATAACCATTATTAAAAATTACATTCTTTTTAAGAGACTGTAAAAACACATGATTCAAAATACGAAAGTTGATCATAAACGTAGTTTGTGCCGGTTTAGACCAAGCAGAAATACCTTGTCCTGCTTTTTCAGTGTATTCTTCTTTGAGTGAAATTTTTGATTTAAAGATTTCTTTTAAATGAAAAGAAATATTACGTGCTGAAAACTCATTTGCGATGTTAAATTGGGCAGGATAAGATTTTGAATAGCAATCCTTTAACATCTGCTCACTTAATTTAGCAATCGATTCGTCATCCAAACTGGCAAGAATTTTTTCTCTGTCAATTGCAACATCGAAAAAATTTTTTGCGATCCTTCTTGCTAATTGTCTACCATCTAATGTTAACTTAAAATTTTTAACAGAACCGATATACCGATCTTGTATTACTTGTAACACTTGACCGTTATGCGCTGACGAAAAAGAGTTACCTAAACCGAAGCCTAACGAGAAAAAACTTTTTTCCTGGCGAGGATGACCTTTAGAGTTTAATGGGGCAAGATATTGATTGTAATCAAGTGTCCCAGTTTGGAAATCTGATTGTATTCGCATACCGTTATAATAATTATATGAGGTGTTCTCTTCAGCGAGTATTTGGTTCGGAATAATATCAAGTTTATAAGCATCATACAAACATTGATACTCTGGTTGAACAATCTCATTTTGCTCAACTTTTATAGCTGTATTTTCCGTCCAATTTGTAAAATCATGATACGTCGTTGCATGCTGATAAAAACTTTGTTTTTCGGTAGGCGAAAAATCATTTAAGTTCTCAAAGTTATTAACTTCGTCTAACTTTTGTTTAATAAATCTACCTCCAACCATCTCAGAATAATTTAACCCAGGCTGGTTTAAAACCGGTAGAGACAATTTTTCTAAAACCAGTTTCTTTTCACGTCTAAAAGTCCAATGTTTGTTTTTTAAGAAAAAGAAAAGAGGTCTAGTTTTCTCGTTCTTTTTATATCCAATACAATCAATGGATGTGTCGGTAATAAACACACCGTAGGCATTAAAGTTTGCAATTAATTCAGCAATAAAGTTTGCTGAAAAATTTCCAACCATTAAACGTTGACAAGAATATAAAGAATGTGCTAATTGTATAATTCTTTTTAACGGTTGTTTGGTAGCTTGCGCGATCGCATGTAAAGCACAATCATTGGTATATTTCGAAAAATTCTTAAAATCAGAACAATAAGCACAAGTTTCTACTTTTTTAAAAACTACAGGTCTCTTCGCATTCGCACAATCAACATTGTTGCAATGCTTACTTCTA